ATATTTTAGAACTTCTAGATTTCGATAAAAAATCTCACGAAATCTATAGAAATTGGTATGTTGATGGAAGACTTTATTATCATAAGGTTATTGATCTTAAGAATCCAGAAGCAGGAATACAAGAATTAAGATATATTGATGCAATGAAAATGCGTTATGTACGCCAGGCAGTTAAAAAAGAAGATAACAGATATAGAGTTTCAAATAGAAATATTGATAATCCAATTGATTATGAATTTCCAAAAATTGAAGAGTATTTTATCTATGACGCAAAAATGACGTATCCAACAGGAACTCCAGCTCCTGGAACTCTTGGTGGATCAAACTCTGGAGTCAGAATGACAAAAGACTCCATTACGTATTGCACTTCCGGACTTGTTGATAGAAACAAAGGATCAACGCTTTCATATTTACATAAAGCAATTAAGTCTCTTAATCAATTAAGAATGATTGAAGATTCTCTGGTTATCTATCGTCTGTCTCGTGCTCCAGAGCGTCGTATTTTCTATATTGACGTTGGCAATCTTCCAAAAGTTAAAGCAGAACAATATCTTCGTGATGTTATGATGCGATATCGCAACAAACTTGTATATGATGCAAATACCGGAGAAGTTCGTGATGATAAGAAATTTATGGCAATGTTGGAAGATTTTTGGCTTCCAAGAAGAGAGGGTGGTAGAGGAACAGAAATTTCAACTCTTCCTGGCGGACAAAATCTAGGAGAAATTACGGACATTGAGTATTTTAAGAAAAAACTTTATCGTTCTTTAAATGTTCCCCCATCAAGAATGGATGGTGAAGGTGGGTTTAATCTCGGACGTTCTTCAGAAATTTTAAGAGATGAAGTTAAATTTAGTAAGTTTGTTGCACGTTTAAGAAAGAGATTTTCTTATATGTTCAGTGATATGCTAAAAACTCAACTGATTCTCAAAAATATTATCACGCCAGAAGATTGGCAACAAATGGATGAACATATTCAATATGATTTCTTATATGACAACCATTTTGCAGAACTTAAAGATGCAGAACTACTTAATGAACGATTAACAATGGTTCAAGTAGCAGAACCTTACGTTGGAAAGTATTTTTCTCAAGACTATGTAAGACGTAAAATTCTTCGCCAAACTGACGAAGAAATTATTGAGCAAGATAAAATTATTAAAAAAGAAATTAAAGATGGGATTATTCCGGATCCAAATGTTCCAGTTGATCCTATGACCGGTATGCCAATGCAACCAGGAATGGATCAGGGGCAAGGAGCACCTGGAATGGATTTGGGGAAACCTGTGATGGAACCGGACATTAATGCATCTACAATAGAACCTTCATCAAAGGTAGCAGAAATGCCCAAAGGTGGAGAGATATAAATAAAATAAATTATTGAAAGGTATTAAAATGGATGATCTTCTGGATATGATTGCTGCTGACGAATCTCCTTCTCAAATCAGCGATAAAATCAAAGAATTGCTTTTTGTAAAATCAGCGGAAAAAATTGATGATTTTCGTCCTTTAGTTGCAAATTCTATGTTTAATGGAGATACTGAAACAGAGGAAGAATGAAATCTTTTAAACAATTCATTTCAGAATCAGTAAATATTTCTGGAGATTTTAACGGAAATCTTTATATCAATTCTAATCAACCAGAACCACAGTCGGTTGGTGAGGAATATGTTGCTGATGTTTTCTGGAATGGAAGTCTTTATAGAATGGAACTAACTGCAAAAAATGGTGTTCCTTCAAAACAAGATTTGGGTGAACAATTGCAAAATGAATATCCAGGTGCAATTGTTCATCAAATTTATCCGATGATGGAAAAAAATATTAATATCAAGGGAACTCAAAGATATCATCCATCAAAATTAGAATGGATTTGATTTATGGCTATTTGGAATAAAAATATTCAAGATTATTTAAACCAAGAAAGAACTCTGCACGAATCTTATGTTCAGGCAGACCAATACGGAAATATTATAAATGAAGGTGCTACTGGTAGAGGTGCTTTTGGTGAATATGCAGTTTCTGAAATTACACCAGTAGTTCAATTAGACCCAATATACGGTCTTCCCACAAACAATTTTCAAACATATAATTTTGCAAGTGGAATAGCGACAACAAGAAATAGTTTATTTGTTGCAGAAACTGGGACAAGTGCATACGGATATGGAGTAGTTCGCTCAAAAAGATTTTTAAGATATCGTCCAGGACAAGGTGGAATAGCAAGATTTACCGCAGCTTTTAACAATCCTACTACAGGAGTAAGTCTACGAGCAGGATTTTTTAGTCAAGAATCAGCGTTGCAGGTCGGTTTTAATACTGATGGAAGATTTGGCGTACTTCGTCAGTATGGAACAAAAGCAGAGATTAGAAAACTCACAATCACTACTGCAGCAAGTTCTTCTGGTATAGCAACTGTTGTTTTAAACGGTACTTCTTACAATGTATCTTTAGTAAATAATTCCGGAATTACATCAGCAACGGCAGCAAAACTAGGATTTAGCACTTCATATACAACTCATATTCCAGATCAAAGAGATAGTACTATTATATTTTTAGCAAATTCAGTTGGACCTCAAACAGGAAATTTTCAATTTATTCCAGGAACAACAGGAGCAGTAGGAACATTTACAACAATTCAAACTGGCGTAGTTGCTACTGAAGAGTGGGTATATCAGGAAGATTGGAACCTTGACAATTTAACTGGTGTTGGTGGAACAGCAAATCCATCTGGAGTTACTTTAGATACATCAAAATTAAATGTATTCCAAATCAACTATCGTTGGTTAGGTGGTGGTGAGCAAAGATATGCGATAGAAAATCCTCTAAATGGTGATATGATTTTCTTCCATCATAATCATTATAGCAATAGACATACTACTCCTTGGGTAGATAATCCATCATTTAAAATTGGATATGCAGCAGCAAATTTAAGTGGTGCTGGTATTGCATCAACTGCTTCTGTTTATGGCGCATCGTTAATGATGGGTGTTGAGGGAAAAATTGTTCAAAATACATATCCAAGTTCTACATCAAGAAGCACCTCTGGATTAAGTGCTAACGTAGCAAATCACTTAATTACTATTCAAAACCCAACTACAAATAATGGAGTGATTAATTCGAGAGAGATAATTTTAAAAGGATTAAGTGGGACATTTAACAGTGGACAAGCACCAGCAGAAATTATGGTATTTTTAGATGCTCCTTTAGCAACTGGTTCTCATATTTTCAATACTCAACCTGGGGGAAATTCAATTGCGTTAGTTTGCAAAGAAGACGGAACGATAAGTGAAACTACAAGTACTCCTATTTTAACTTATGCAATACCTAGTAGTGGATCATTAAATATTGATTTATCTGATTATAGGATTGTAATTTCTCCGGGAAGTAATCTTTCTTTAGCAATAAAATCTTCTCAAGTTAACTCAACCTACAGTTCTCTCATTTGGGAAGTTGATTAAATTATGGCAATTCAAGATATACAATTAAAACAGTCTGACGCTTATCTTTCAAATCCAAACTTAAAGAGAGCAAATACTCCAATTCAATGGACTGAAGAACAGATCATAGAATTCCTAAAATGTAAGGATGATCCAGTTTATTTTGCTCGGAATTATATCAAGATCGTTTCTCTTGATCACGGTCTTGTGCCATTTAAAATGTATCCGTTTCAGGAAAAACTTGTAAATAATTTCCACAAGCACAGATTTAATATTTGTAAGATGCCGCGCCAAACAGGTAAATCTACTACCTGTGTTTCTTACTTATTACATTATGCAGTGTTTAATGACAATGTAAATATTGCAATCTTAGCGAACAAGGCATCTACGGCAAGAGACCTCTTAGGAAGACTTCAACTTGCATATGAGAATCTCCCTAAGTGGATGCAGCAAGGCGTTCTACAGTGGAATAGAGGAAGTTTGGAGCTGGAGAATGGTTCAAAGATAATGGCAGCATCTACATCCGCTTCAGCGGTTCGTGGAGGATCTTATAATATTATATTCTTGGACGAATTCGCTTTCATTCCAAATCATATTGCGGATGATTTCTTTGCATCTGTTTATCCTACCATTTCTTCGGGACAAAGTACAAAAGTAATCATCGTTTCCACGCCTCGCGGTATGAATCATTTCTACCGCATGTGGCATGATGCTGAACGTAGTAAAAATGAATATATTCCGACTGATGTTCATTGGTCAGAGGTTCCTGGAAGAGATGAGAAGTGGAAAGAGCAAACTATTGCAAACACTTCCGAGCAGCAATTCAAAACCGAGTTTGAATGTGAATTTTTAGGATCGGTCAATACTCTAATTAATCCATCAAAACTAAAAACTCTTGTATACGATGATCCAATAAAAAGAAATCGTGGAATGGATGTTTACGAGGATCCCAAAAAAGAAAAAAATTATCTTATAACTGTTGACGTTGCAAGAGGAATAGGTAATGACTATTCGGCATTTATAGTATTTGATATTACAGAGTTTCCATATAAAGTTGTAGCAAAGTACAAAAATAATGAAATAAAACCAATGCTTTTTCCAAGCATTATTGATGAAGTTGCTAGAGCATATAATTATGCTTATGTTTTAGCGGAAATTAATGATATTGGAGATCAGGTCGCAAATATTTTACACTTCGATTTAGAATATGATAATATTTTAATGTGCTCTCAAAGAGGTAGAGCTGGTCAATTAGTTGGGTCTGGATTTAGTGGAAAAAAATCTCAATTGGGAGTTAGAATGACTTCAGCAGTCAAGAAATTGGGATGCTCTAATTTAAGAACTTTAGTTGAAGATGATAAATTACTGATAAACGATTATGATATTATCAGTGAACTAACAACTTTTATTCAAAAACATAATTCTTTTGAAGCAGAAGAAGGTTGTAATGACGATTTGGCAATGTGCCTAGTAATATTTTCTTGGCTTGTTGCTCAAGATTATTTTAAGGAAATGACTGACAATGATGTTAGGAAACGAATATATGAAGAACAAAAAAATCAGATAGAGCAGGACATGGCACCTTTCGGTTTTATATCTGATGGATTTGAAGAAATGGAAGTTATGGTTGATGAAAAGAATGGCGACAGATGGTTATTTGCAACAGCATCATCAAATAATCAACCTTTAGAAGTTTGGAATATAGATGAATATGGTGATAGATCTTACATGTGGGACTACATGTAATTAGACTAATTTATAAATAATTTTAGAATATTCTGGACTTATAGAGGAGAGAAAGATGCCGCTAAATTTAGCATCTCCTGGGATTGTAGTAAGAGAAGTTGATTTAACAACAGGGAGAGTTGATCCAGCTTCTAACAGAATTGGGGCGATTGCCGCACCATTCCAAAAGGGGCCAATTAATGTGCCGGTTGTAGTTGAAAGCGAGAAAGATTTATTTTCGATATTTGGCGGTCCTTTGCCAGTTGATAAGCACTATGAAAGTTGGTATGTAGCATCGTCATTTTTAGCTTATGGTGGAAATTTAAGAGTTCTTAGAGCGGATGACCCTGATCTAAAAAATGCATCGTTCCCAGGTACAGCAAATATTAAGATTTTAAGTGCTGAGAATTATGCACAACTAGGATATAGCGAAAATACAATTACATCTGCAAGTATCGTAGCAAGAAATCCAGGATCCTGGGGTAATGGGTTAAAGGTTTGCTTAATTGATGCAAAAGCAGATCAGATAATTGGAATAGGAACTACTGGAGTTGTAGGACTTAATGGAACTGATATTAAAGTTGGACATGGAGTTACTCAGCCAATAACATCTACTCTACCTGGAGTTGGAACTACTTCGATTTTAGATGGTTATTTGAAAGGAATGGTTACTGAGGTTAATAAAGGAAGTATCTCAGTAAAAGTTCTTTCTCATGTTTCTGCTGGAGGAACTGTAACTGATGTTGATTATCAGCCAGGTGGCGTATATCAGTTTTCTTCCGGTAATAGTTTAGTTTTCACTCAAGATGGTCAAACTGCTGGATATGGAACAACATCATCTACAAACTTATCTTTCTCAGATTGGTTTGATCAACAATACATTGAGGTTAGCAGTGGTTCCAGATATTACTGGAAAAATCTAGGAGAAAGACCATCAACTACGGCATTCGCAAAAGAAAGATTAGGTAAAAATGATGAACTTCATATTGTTGTAATTGATGATACTGGAGCAATTACCGGAAGTGCTGGAAATATTCTAGAAAAGCATCTTGGTCTTTCTAAAGCTGTAGATGCCGAATTTGCGGCTGGATCTCCATCTTATTGGAGAAGATATTTAGAACTTAATTCTGGATACATTTTTGGTGGAAAAGCACCAGCAGGAATTACAACTATAAGTTATTCTTCAGGATTTACTCTCCAAACAACTAGTAGTGGATGGGATCAAAAAGCAGCAAATACTACATTTGCGGCAACTGGATCAACTCCTCTAACTCT